CGAAGGCCTTGTAGGTGCCGTCGTCTTGGCGGAACAGGTGGATGGAATCGTCTCGATTGGTGCGCGGCAGTGCGTCGGCACGGTCAATTCGCCCCGTCCGGCGCTTGTGCTCGGCGAGGCTAACTACGTTGCTCATGTGACCCCTCATGCGCAAGCTTTGAGTTTTGGCCTGCAGTTCTGAGGTATTCACTTAACTCTGATGGGGTGCTGTATTAACCCCACGTTAGACGGATGCTGTGTGGTCAGCCGCACTCGAGGCAAATGTGTCTGCCAGCCGGGGCGAAAAAAAGCCCGCTAGCGCGGGCCCAGTCTGATCGTAGAGGTGTCAACGGGTTTTTGCCCGTTTGTTGCGTACCGGCACAGGATCAGGCTCCCCGCCGTGTATCTCCCGCGCGCCGCTGTCCCGCCTGACTTCTGGGCTGTGGGCCAGCCTGGGTTGGAATAGGGCGAAGTCGCCTGTAGCGCTTGCTTCCTGCAACACGCCGAGCAATTGGGAAAGGACTGCACTGGGCAGCTTGTGGATCAGTGCCTGGGCCGCCTCGAGTTGTGCGGCGCGAACACGTTCCTCGATCGACAAATGCGAATGCGCTGCGGCTAGAAATGCTGCGCTTCCTTCGGTCGGATCTGCCGGCGCCTCGGGCGGCGCATCTCCAGGCCCTTCTGCCAGCCAAGTTGCCGGCACGTTGAGCGCCGCGGCGATCTTCTTAATCGTGCCGAGTTCTGGAGTGTCGGTCTGGCCCTTGAGGATGCGATTGATCGTCGGCTGCGGGACGCCCGTCATCCTGGCGAGAGCGCTTTGGCTCTTCACCTTCCGGGTTTGCATCAGGCGATCAAGGCGGGTTGCGATTGTCATGTTTCTCGATATACGGCGGCGAATAGCTACGGTCAAACAGCTATTCATGTGCGCATTGACAAGCTATGCGGCAATGTATAGTCTGGAGGGCATGGACAAGACCCACCAAGTCAAGCTTGCCGAACTGAAGGCTCACACCGGGATGAGCGAGGTAGCCCTTAGCCGCCGCCTGCAAATCTCCCAGCCGACGGTCAACCGGATCCTGAACGGCCAAGGGGACTGCAAAGGCAGCACCTTGGTCGCAATCGACCGGATGTATGTCGAGGTGTTTGGCCGGCCGTTGGCCGCCTGATTAATTTCCGCTCTGGCCGTCTTCCAGTGCTTGTGCGATGCGTTCCAGTCGCGCAAGGAGTTCGCGCGTCGCGCGAATGCAGTCCTGAAGTGCAGGGCGCTGGTCAGGTGGGAGGCGGCGACCGCGGTGGGGTTTGCCTTTTCCAGTGGCGAGCCATTGGGCAGAAACGCCGAGGGCGCGCGCAATGGCTTCGGTGTGGCGGCTACCGGTCGCATTGCGGTTCGGATCCGCGAGGTACTGGATGGATTGGTACTCGACGCCGACGAGCCGAGCCAGGGCGCGCCGAGAGGTCGGCGGATCTGTCTGTTGCATGGCCCAGCGGAGGCGTTCGGCGTACGTGTACATGCGGTCGAGTGTGTCATTGCCTCTGTGCAGATGTGTCTGTGTTTTGCCGGTAGAAGCTTCTGCCGGGCTGGGCGAAGTGATCGCCTGGCAAAAAAATTTTCGGTTCCGCGCGACCGTGGAAGCAACCGTGGAACCGATTGAATTTCGCAATCAGGAGAAGAAGAAATGCGGGTAGCCGATCAGTCTGAAAGTGGCGCCAGTAAAGCGATTCGTGGCCTTTACGTTGAAGGGAAGGGGCGGTTTTTTCCAGACGAGGCGATCGCCAGCTGCAGCAGCTTTCGAGACGCGTGCGCGCTGGCGTGGGCGAACCGCGCAAATCCTGATCTGACTTTCCAGATGCTGGCGGTGCTGGCGGGGCTTCAGCACCAGCACGTGGGCGACTACTTCAACCGGGACGAGCGCACCGAGAAGGGCCATCCGCGCCGCTCGTTGCCGGCCGAAAAGCTCGACGCGGTCGAAGCGGTGCTCGGCAACCGGATTCTGAGTCAGTTCCTGATGTACCGCGGGGCGCTGACCATCATGGAGGCGGTACTGGCTCAGAGGGCTGCATGAAGGATGCCGAAGCACTGAAGGCGATCGACGTGGCCACCAGAGCCATGCAAAACGCGCTGGAGACGAGTGGGGGTGACGACGTACGCCTGACGAAGGCGCTGGCGGAGTCGATGCAGGACCCGGTGGTGGCAAGGGCGTTCAGGACGGTCGGCTACCTCACCTCGATGTCAGAGATCAACACGAAGCACTGAGGGGCAGACATGTACGAAATCATGAGCCGCGCTGCGGTGCGTGAGCAGGGCGCAGAAGCGTTCCGGCGGGGCAGCGCGGCGGTGGACAACCCGTACATGCCCGGTACCGACGCCCACCTTGAGTGGAACGCCGGATACAAGGACGAGAAGTACAAGCCGACCAGACAGCAGGCGTAGGGGAGAGGGCATGCACACACAAGTCGCGCACACCAGCATCCGGACCTACCGGGACATCAAGAAGGACGGCACTCTCAGTGCCAGGCAGCGCCAGGTGATGCTGGCGATCCAGCCGTACCCGGCGGATTACTCGCTGCAGGAGTTGTGCGAGCTGACCGGGCTGCCGGTCAACATCGTCAGTGGCCGCGTCAATGAGCTGCGGGAGGAATTGGGCGAGTTGGAGCGAGCACCGGCGCGCAAGTGCCGCATCACTGGCCGCACGATTCGCCCGGTACGCCGGCCGCATCCGCAGATGGGGCTGTTCTGATGCAGGTCGTCGTCATTGCGAACGGCAAGGCCGTCCGCGTCAACCCGCTGCTGCACCCGGACCTCCTGTGTCACGGCCAGCAGTGCTATCTCCGCTTTCCCGGCATTTGCCGCAACAACCCGGACACAGTGGTGCCGGCTCATTCCAACCAGCTGAAGCACGGCAAGGGGAAGGGCATCAAGGCGGACGACCGCATGACGGTGCCGGGCTGCTTCCAGTGCCATGCCGAGCTTGACCAGGGTGGACGCTTCACGAAGGAACAGAAGCGCCTGCGTTGGGACCAGGCATATGACCGGTGGGCGGCTTACCGCCTGAAGAAATTCGGCGTGCCGGCGGCGCGCATCGAGGAGGCCGCATGACGGTGTTACCTGAACCTTTGACGCCGCCTGGCTGTGACCTACGTGACTTCCCGTTTCTTCCAATCGACATCGCTCGCCTGTTTGGGTCCGAATTCCACGCCTTGGCGAACGACTCGGAATGGCGGGCCGGGATCACCCTGTGGCTCAAGTCCTTCCATCAGGTGCCCGCGGCATCCTTGCCCGATGACGACGTCGCACTGGCGCGCCTGGCTGAGCTTGGCCGGGACATCAAGACATGGAAGCGGCTGCGCGACCGCGCCCTGCATGGTTGGATGAAGTGCTCGGACGGTCGTCTCTACCACCCCGTGGTGGCGGAGAAGGTACAGGAGGCATGGAAAGGTAAGCAGGGGCAGCGCGCCCGTACCTGCAAGGCGCGCATCAATGCCTTTCTCACCCGTCTGTCAAAGGCTGCTGATGCGGTGGATTTTGCCCACATTGAGACCCTGATTACCTCGGCTCTACAGGAACTGTCACAGCATCTGCCACAGGCTGAATTTCAGTCAGTCACAAAGTCTGTCACAGACTCTGTGACTGAAACCAAGAGAAAGAGAGAGGGAAAGGGAGAGGGAAAAGAAAGTATTTCCGTTCCTGACGGAACGGGCGGCCAGCCGCCTGCCATGACCGCCGAGGAGCGGACGAAGCGAGAGCTTTGGCGGGCAGGGAAGTCCCTCCTCCGTGATGCCGGACTGCCGGAGGCCCAATGCGGGAGCTTCGTCGGGAAGCTCGTCCAGGACTACGGCGACGCCATCGTGATCGACGCCGTGCGCGCGGCCGTTGTGGCACAGCCGGCGGACCCATCCGAGTACCTCAAGGCCACTTGCCAGCGAATGCGCGGTGAGCGAAAGAGCCCGAACCGGCAGGAAGCGCTGGAAGCCAACAACCGGGCAGTGGCCGAGCAGGTCGCAGCCGAGATCGCGGGAGCCGCAGCATGACCCCCCAGGACGCAAGCAGATTTTCCACGCTGGTGGCGGACGTCCACGCGTTCTACCGCCAGGACTACTCGGTGTTCGCCGGGAAGGTCTGGTGGCAGGCGATGGCGCCGTTCTCGTTCGAGGCTGTGGCCGAGGCCTTCAACCGGCACTGCGTGAACCCGGATGCGGGGCAGTTCATGCCGAAGCCGGCAGACGTGGTGCGGATGCTGCAGGGCTCCACACAGGATTCTGCGCTCGTGGCCTGGGCGAAGGTGGATCGCGCGGTGCGCTCGGTTGGCACCTACAGGTCCGTCCGCTTCGACGATCCCTTGATCCACCGAGTTCTAATCGAAATGGGTGGCTGGATGTACTTGGGCGGGAAGGGCGAGGACGAGTGGCCGTTTGTCCGCAATGAGTTCGTGAACCGGTACCGCGGCTACCGGATGCGCAATGAAACGCCGGACTACCCGCCGCACTTGATCGGTATGGCCGAGGCCCAGAACGCCAAGAGCGGGTTTGCCATCGAGCAACCGACGCTCATCGGTGATCCGGCGCAGGCGGAACGTGTTGGGCTGGGGGGCACGAATGCTCCGATTCTGATGGTCACGCGAGCAGGCGAGCGGGCTGCCGCTGGCGTCCTGAGACTGGCTGACGCCAAGGGGCAAGCATGAGCATGTGGGGGCGGTATGCGAACGGACGAAGCCTGGCGCCACGAGTGCGAGGTGCGATGGCTGTCGGGAAGGTCGGACGCGGACGTGACGGCGTATCTGGTGAAGGTGGAAAAGCACCGGGGGCGGCCAGCAGCGGTGCAACTGGCATCGGACATCCGAGCGCACCGACGCGCAAGGCGAGCAAGTACGGCAATGAGCGGCTGACGGTGAATGGCGAGACGTTCGACAGCCGGCGCGAGATGGAGCGGTACTTCCATCTTCTGGTGTTGCAGCGGGCCGGACACATTTCGCAGCTGGAGCGCCAGGTGGTTTTCATCCTCGCGCCCGCGGTGGTCATCGGCGGCCGGAAACGTCCCCCGCTGAAGTACGTGGCGGACTTCGCCTACGTCGAGCGCGGCGCAAAGGTGAAGACGGTGGAGGACGTGAAGGGCGTCATCACCAAGGAATACCGGATCAAGCGACACCTGATGGCGGTGATGGGGTTTGAGATCAAAGAGGTGCGGTGATGGGCTGGAGCCTTGGATATGACAGCAATTGGAAGCGGGATGTTGGTTACGGCGTGCCGGCCGAGTGCGACCACCCATCGTGTTGCGAAGAGATCGATCGTGGGCTGGCGCACGTCTGTGGTGGCGACGTCTACGGAGGTGAGCGCGGATGCGGCCTGTATTTCTGCGGGAAGCATCTGTTCCTGTATGACCGTCTACCGCAGCTGTGTGAGCGGTGTGCGCCGCGCCGGCGCAAGCCGTTCCTGGCGAAGCCGGATCATCCGGCCTGGATCGAGTGGAAGTTGACCCACGAAAGCTGGGCGGAATGGCGGGCGGAGAACCCGGAAGAAGTGGCAAAGATGCAGGCAACCAAGGAGGTCAGATGAGCAACGCCATCAAGGTTCACGAGTCGTCTGTGGACGAGAAGCGATACCGCGCCGTGCTGGATGAACAGCAGATTCTCAGTGTCCTTGCCGCGGTGATTGCTGCCCAGGCCGGCGTGGATCTTGACGCCAAGAATGTCTCGCTGCGCACGGTGCACATCACTTCCCGTACGGGCAGCCTGAGCAGCACCAACAGGTACGAGGCCGTTGTCGAGATCGTGGTGGATCAGCGGGCCCAAGACGAAGGCCAAGCTGTATGACGGCCGCAGACATCTGCGACTGGTTTGCAGCCCTGGTGATGGCGGGCGTTGCGCTTCCAATTCTGTGGGGGATGGTTCGATGACCATGCTATGGACGGAGGCAGAAATGGTGAAGCTGGCCGATCTGGTCAGCCAAGGGCTGAAGTGGTCGGAGATCGGCTTCCGGTTGGGACGGAGCGGCAATGCCGTCCAGATGAAGGCGGCAAGCATGAATCTCGGGCCGAAGCCGTTCAAGGGCAAGCGGTCACCGGTGTGGCGACTGATCGTGAAGATCTGTGCAGATGGCCGGCCTCGCACCGTCCATGAGTTGGCTGCCGTCACCGGCGTGAGCCGCGTCCGCATCGACTGCCTTATGAAGGAGCACCACGCGGCACGCGAAGCGCACAGGGCGGACTGGCTGAAAAGTCGTCGAGGACCGCCTAAGCCGCTGTGGTTGCCTGTAGCCGGAAAAGACGCCGCGAAGCCGTATGTGCCGACCGCCGCCGAGCGACAGTGCGCCCGCATGCGCCGAATGAAGGAAGAAGACCCGCTCCGCTACAAGGCAATCGTCGACCGTTGCACGTTGCGGCGGAAGCTGAAGCGCGGCGCCGTGTCGCAGCAGCATCCGGTGGTGCAGGCGCTCTTTGGCATGGGGATGTCGGCATGACAGAGAAGCGGAAGGGCGGCCCTCTGTCCATCCTGGCGGCGAGGCTCTGCGATAACCCCGAATTCCGCCGGATGGTGGCCGTCCGCACCGGCAGGCCATGCGAGACGCCGGACGACGCGCGAGCCCGCATCCTGGAGCGATGCGGCGTCACGTCCCGGGCGGACATCGACCACGTGCCGGCGGCGGAAGCGGAATTCCACGCCGCATTCCGGCTGCCATGGATGCGGTGGCAGCAAGGCGCAAGAAAACAGAATCAGTTCACGAGATAACCGGGGAGCCACAGAGATGAACGAGACCGAGATCCTTTTCAACAGCGCGGACAGCGCACTCCGCTTTGCGTTCTCGTACTCGACGCAGCAGTACAGCCCGACGCCCATGGCGCGCGCGATGCGTGGCGGCAACGTTGGTACGGGGAAAGGGCTGGCTGGGGTGGACGGCGCTGGGCAGGCCGGCATGGTGCGCGCAGAGCTGCGGGACTTCAGCCTGTTGCACCAGGCCGTGTTGATTGCCCAGTTCGCGCCGGCGGAACTGCCGTGCGATTGCACCGCACCATGCTGCTCGGGGAGGAAGCCAAACCGGGAATGGGGTGAGGCCGTGTCGTTCCTGACGGAACATACCGCGCACCTGTTCGCGGGATCGCTCTCGCACTACAGGCTGAGACGGATCCTGATCGAGAGACACTTCGGCGCGCACCGCGGCGCGGACGGCAAGAAGATCACGCTGGAGCGGGTGGCTGAACATTGCGGCGTGCACCGGCAGACGGCGTCGACGCATCACCTGAAGCTGCTGACGTATCTGCGCGGCAAGAAGGGCATGGGCGGCGAAGTGGGGATCCAGGCGATCGCCCTTCAGCGTGCCGACGAACTTCTGCGGGACCGTGGCCTTGTGGGAATGGAGGAGGCGGCATGAGATGGATTTGCCTGACGATTCGCGGATGCAGATCTCTTCCCCACGTTGGCAGTCACCCCGGAACGGGGATTGTATTCCTGACCCTGTTGGCTGGCGCTGCAGCAGGTGTGGCACGTGGTGGGCTGAGTGGTGCGGTGGGTGGCGCGGCGCTCGTGGCCGCCTTCGTTGTTCCGCTGTACCTCGTCGGTGCCCACGATCGAGCCCATCTATCGGACCGGCTCACAGAAATACGCGGACGCAGTTCCGCTGAGAAGGAGGAATCGGCATGAGCCACGACGCGGTTTCGGAAGTTTCCGTAAGGATCTGCCGGGCGCTGCTGGGTGATGCGCGGAAGGTGGACTGCGACATCATCGAAAGCCACATCCGCGAACTGCTCTGCGCCACGGCGCCAGAACCCCAATCAGCCATTGGTGTAGGGGACGGCTCCGGTGCCCTGTTCGTCCATGGGTCGTATGAAGCGATTCGACGCGTCCGCTCGTTCATTTTCGACGCTGAGAAATGGCGCACCCAAAGCGCCGTGCCGGCACAAGACACGGCGCGACTGGATTTCCTTGACCGCCTCAACGCCGGCCTGAACCAGCACTACGGCACCGAATACGGCTGGGAGTTGATCCAGAGCCCGAACATCGTCCGGCTGATGAGCGGACCGGGCGGTCGTGGGCGCGTCGCAGCCATTGACCTCAACGACAGCAAAGCTCGGGGTGCGAAGTCTTGCCGCGCGGCCATCGACGACGCCATGAAGCGCAGTGGAGGCTGAGATAAGGGTTCGAGTGGCGGACCGGCCAGAGCCGGCCCGCTTCATCAGGTCACGATGCTGAAGATAATCATCGCTACCGCCCGGAGGCAAGCAGCGACATCCACCTTAACATCCACCTTCACAGTTACTTTCGCCATTGTTAGAACTCAGGGAAAGCCTGTGGCCACAGGCAGTTAGCCTGGTTGAACTTGATACCCCGCCCTAGCTGGCGGCTGCGAACGACGCGCCTAGGATGGCCGTCCGCTCCCACCTCCACATGGTCGATGAGTTGTCGCTCCGACTTCCGTTTCGGCGGGCCAGCTTATGCCCTTAAGGTCATCATTGAGGCACCGCCCCAATGACTCATACAGGCATTTCACCTTGAGCGGCTTGGAAGGCCGCAACCGGGGTTTCCAGCCCCGGCACCGCAAGAGTAGCAGAATCAACGTTCTCCTTGACCTTTCGACATTTTGTGTCGAAAATAGGCCTCATTCTGATACACTGCAGAATTGCCTCCAAAGCCCGCTAAGCGAAAGCCAGCGGGCTTTTTCGCATTCCAGACTATGCGCATCCTCTTCCGAGACACGAACCCAGCCGTTGCCGAAGCGCTACTCCGCGCCTTCGCCGACGTCCCTGATGTCGAGGTGGTATGCGATGACGTTTTTGCAGCTGGCCCGGCCGACGCGATCGTAAGCCCGGCCAACAGTCACGGCTGGATGGATGGCGGTATTGACCTGGCATACCTGAAGCGATTCGGTGATGACCTGGAGCGACGGCTAAAGCTAGTCATTCGGCGCGACTATGAAGGATTGCTTCCGATCGGACAGGCGCTCGCCATCGAGACTGGTGCAGCCGACATCCCGTGGATGATCAGTGCGCCCACAATGGAGGTGCCGATGACCGTCCGGTACAGCCAGAACGCATACAAGGCATTCCGCGCCACTCTGCTCCTTGCCTGCGAACGCGGGTTTGGGACGCTGCTTTGCTCAGGCTTTTGCACGTTGACTGGCCGAATGGCGCCGGAAGAGGCGTCCCGCCAAATGCGCCAAGCCTGGGATGAGGTTTTCCCGTCTGTCTCCTCCCGGTAGTTGCCTCGGGTTTGGGTATGCCGGCCGCTGGCCGCCGTACCCGTTTCTTTTTCCAAGGGATTGGTCGATGGCTGATGTCAAACAGCGCGGCCGGTTATCCATGTTGGGTGGCAGAGTTCCGACCGTTGGCGGTCGGACGCCGACTATGCAGCCCGGTTCGTGGCGCACCAGTGCGCAGACCAGCGGGCAACGTGGCTACGACTATCGATGGCAGAAGGCACGGGCGAAATATCTGCGTCTGCACCCGTACTGCGTTTACTGCCTACGTGACGCACGTATCGAGGCGACAGGGTTGGCCGACGTGATCGTCGAGTGTGCGGAACGTGCGCTGCCTGTACCGTATGGCAACGTGGTCGACCACATCGTCGCGCATCGCGGCGACCATGGGCTGTTCTGGGATGAGTCGAACTGGCAGACGCTTTGCCAGACGCACCACAGCCGCGACAAGCAGCGGCAAGAGAACGCGGCATGATTCCGCTGATGAAGGTTGGCACGGTCCTTGTCCAGATCCACTCAACACCTTAACGACAAAAAAACAAGAACCGAAAGCAGGGCGAGGTCTCTGGCGCACCGTGCTGGTGCGGCGATGGAGAGCCCGATGAGGCGTCCACGTGCGATGGGCGGCCGCCGCGCTGCCCCTTTCCGGTCCGGTCGCGACCGGGGTGCAAGTGACGGGAGGGGCACCCCAAAAGTCCGGCTGGCCCGCCGGCTCTAGACCACTCGTTCCCTCACGCGTAGAAAATTTCCCCTGTGGTGAAACTTGTTAAAGGTTTAACAAGGCTCCCGCATTAACAACATCACGCAACCCGTTGAGGCGAAACGGTAAACGTCCTGCGCGATGTTTAACATTTGGACCGCCTTGGCGCGGGTTTCGACATGGCAATGACCGGCAAGAAGCAGAAATTTGCCGAGGCCAAGGCGAAGGGCCAGTCAAACAAGGACGCGGCGATCTCTGCTGGTTACAGCCCGGGATCGGCGGCGGCCGCAGGGTCCCGACTTGCAAAGGACCGCGACGTTATCGCCTACCTCGATCGGAAGACGAAAGCGAGGGCGGCAAAGAAGCCGGCGGCGGCCGCGAAGGCGACGCCCAGCAGACCGACCCCTGCGGCGAGGTCACCCGAGACGTCGCTGGATCAGGAGGCCGCCGCCGCCGCATTCGATTGGGGGCAGGCGACGCAGTTTTCCGATCCGAAGGCGTTCCTAAAAGCGGTCATGAATGATGTCGAGACCGAGCCGAAGCTGCGTGTCTTCGCTGCGAAGGAACTAATGCCGTATCACCATCGAAAACTGGGTGATACCGGGAAAAAAGAGGATCGCCAGGATGCCGCCAAAAAGGCAGCTGCAGGTCGGTTCGCTTCCGCGGCGCCGCCGCTTCGTGCCGTGAAATAACTCTATGGAATGGACAACGGCTTGCCCCGACTGGGCCGAACGGCTGCGGGACGGGCGTTCGATCATTCCGCCGCCGATATTCCCAGACCAGGCCGAGCAGGCGCTCGACATCTTCAAACAGTTGCGGATCGTGGATGCGCCTGGCAGCCCTACGTTCGGTGAATCGTGCGCGGAGTGGGTGTTCGAGTTGGTCGCATCCATCTTCGGCGCATACGACGCCACCAGTGGTCGGCGCCTGATCACTGAATGGTTCGTCTGCCTGCCGAAAAAAAACTCGAAGTCGACGATCGCGGC